GATAGATGCTGAAATAAACCCTATGACAGATGAACAGAAGACAAGGATGCTTCAAGATGAGGACTATGTAGATACTTATACTAAGATACAGGATATGGTTCAAGCAGAAATTCTTAACCTTGTTAAGGGTAGAATTGAGGCTACTCCAGAAGGTAAAGAACTGTTGCAAAGACAATTGAAGATAGTCAAGAAGTTAAAAGGAAAAATTATTCAAGAGACTAATAGGGAAATGGAAATGTTTAGGAAGTTCAGGGAGTTTAGTAAGACACATCCTGAAGTGACTTATGAAGAATTTATTAAAGCAAGTATGTAATTATGGTGACTATTATGCAATTGACTGATAATCTGAAGTCTTACATCTCACTTCAGTTGGAATCTATGGCTAAGACTAATCCTATGATTGGTTTTATGAAACCTCTTATTACAAGAGCACTGGATAAGAACTTCAGTAAGGTAAGTAAGGCTTTAGACCTTATAGCTGACAAGGATGGTAATATAGACATTGAGAATATCCTTGCTGAAATGATGGAGAATCTGATGACTACCAATCCATTCACCTTCAAGACTTCATTTGTTGGAGACATAGAGATTGGTGGAGGAGAGATTAAATTCAATCTTCCATTAACTAATAAAAGGTTGGTATTGAATATGACAGATTTAGAGACTTTCAAGGAAATGTTAATCACTAAAGACTAAGAATATGGATGAACTTATGATGTATGAGTACCTAAAAAAGAGAGGTATGGGTGGTATGAATGAGCATGAGTTCATGGATAAATTCAAGGATTTTATGAGTAAATATAGGAGAAGTTCAATGAGGCATGACAGAGAAGGAGACTTTATGCCTATGGATGACTTCTACATGAGAAGACATAATAGACCTGATGAGTTCATGGATATGTTTGATTCAAGAGGTGATAGATTCTCTGATAGATTCAATGAGTCTGGCATGAGAAGTGGTGATATGGATAGGATGATGAGATACATGAGGAACTCAATGGGGGGTTCAGAGAGTAAACACTTTACTGAATCTGAAGCTAAGTATCTTGTAGCTGATATGTATCATACTGAGAATGGCAGAAAGTACAGTGGTGAGAAGTTTGATATGCACAAGGCAAAGGAGATTTGTGAGAGATATAGGGGAATACTCCCTACATCTGCTACAGTTGCTGATGTATATGTTGCAATCAACTCTCAGTACCATGACTATGCAGAACTGTTTAAGAACTGGTTTGGTGATGGTATAGAACAGAAAATAGTTGAATCTGCTATTGTATTCTGGTTTAAAGATTCAGACTGCAAAGCTGAAAACAAGGTAGTAGAATATCTTGGAGAATACTAATAAGATAAGGGTAAGAGATAATCTTACCCTTTCTTTTTGCCTATATTGCAAGTATTTTACTTATACAAGTAGAAGCAATTTATTTACTATGTTGTAGATATGCAAAACTTTATTTACCTTTGCACTGTTTAAGAACAAAAAGGTAGAAGAGTATGGAAGAAGAACTTAGCTTAGATAACATCTTAGGAGCAGAGGAGATTGAGAATCTGTTTGTAGAAGATGGTGAGACACAAGATACCCCACCTGCAAATGGGGAACCTCCTAAGAAAGAGGAGGAGCCAAGTAAGGATAAAGAAGAAACTACTGAGGTTGTTGATGTAGATAACTTATTTACTGATACACCAGAGAGCGTAGGTAGTGGAAAAGAAAATACAGAGGAAAAGGAAGATACCACTCCTAAAGGGGATGGCACTTCTCCCAAAAACTTCTACTCTTCCATTGCCAAAGCCTTGAAAGAGGAAGGTATCTTCCCAGACCTTGATGATGAGGGCTTATCTAAGGTTAAAGACCCTGAAGACTTTAGAGATTTGATTGACCAACAGATAAAGGCAGGTCTTGATGAAAGACAGAAAAGAATTAATGAAGCCTTGAATGCTGGAGTCGAACCTACAGAGATTAGAAAGTATGAAAATACTATAAGCTTCCTTGATTCTATTAAGGAAGAGAATATTTCTGATGAAGGTGATAAGGGAGAAAAACTTAGAAAAGACCTGATTTATCAAGACTTTATCAATAGAGGTTATAGTAAGGAGAGGGCTGCAAGAGAAGTGCAGAAGTCTTTCAATGCTGGCACTGATATTGATGATGCAAGAGAGGCTTTGAAAAGTAATATTGACTACTTCAGAGATAAGTATGATGAGCTTGTCAATGATGTTAAGTCAGAAGCAGAACAGGAAGAGAAGGAAAGAAAGGAACAGGCTGAAAAACTTAAATCATCAATCCTTAATGACAAGGACGTATTTGGAGATTTATCAGTAGATAAATCAACAAGACAGAAGATTTATGATAATATAGCCAAGCCTGTGTATAAAGACCCAGAGACAGGAGAGTACTTTACTGCTATCCAAAAGTATGAGATGGAGAACAGGACAGACTTCCTAAAGAACATTGGGTTACTTTTCACACTAACTGACGGCTTTAAGAACCTTGATGGTTTGGTGAAAGGTAAAGTAAAGAAAGAAGTAAAGAAAGGTCTTAGAGAGCTGGAACATACTCTCAACAACACAGCAAGAACCTCAGATGGTAATCTAAAGTTTGTCAGTGGAGTTGATGAGGACCCTGAATCCTTTATTGGTAAAGGGTGGAACCTTGATGTCTAAGCCCATAATATAGAGTAAAATAACTGATAAATTTAAGTAAAAATGGCTGGAAAATTAGGTAAGTTTCAAATGGTAGGCTTCCAACACTGGAAGGGTCTTACTAAGGAAAACCACCTTGGTTCTATCTTTCAGTTAGCTCCACAGAAGGCTACAAACCTAATGGTGCAACTGTTGGCTTATTACAGAGGAAAGACACTTGACACATTCCTAAATCAATTCCCAACAAGAGAGTTTGAGGATGATAATGAATACTATTGGGATGTTATTGGTTCTTCAAGAAGAAACATTCCTCTTGTAGAAGCAAGAGATGAAAATGGCACTGTTGTTACAGATGCCAGTGGTATGGTTGGAGTAGGCACTGCTCCTTTCTATTTAGTATTCCCTGAAGATTGGTTTGCTGATGGTGAGTACATTGTAGGTAATCTGAATGAAATCTATCAGTTCAGAATACTTGGAGACCCAAGAATGGAGGGTACTAATGCAGTGTATAAGGTAGAGCTTGCTGGTGGTAATACAGCAGGTGTTCCTGCTGAAAGATTGCTTGCAGGTGAGAGATTCTCAGTTGAGGCTGCATTTGTTGAGAAGGAACTTTCAAGAAAGGTTGGTGATGTAAGGTTTACAAGCCCTGTTTCTATGAGAAATGAGTGGTCTGTAGTAAGAATCCAACACAAGGTTCCAGGCTCTATGTTGAACAAGAAGCTGGCTGTAGGTATTCCTATTGTTAAGGAAACTGAGGGTAGATATACTAAGTCAGTTGCTACAATGTGGATGCACAATGTAGATTGGGAAGTAGAGCAGCAATTCTCTGAGTATAAGAACAATGCACTTGCATTTGGTAGAAGCAACAGAAATGCCAATGGTGAGTACATGAACTTTGGTAAGTCTGGTAATGTTATTAAGACAGGTGCTGGTCTGTTTGAGCAGATGGAAGTTGCTAATACTATGTATTACAACACATTTAGCTTGAAGCTCCTTGAAGATGCTCTATATGAGCTTTCTGCTTCTAAGTTAGACTTTGGAGACAGATACTTCTTGATTAAGACTGGTGAAAGAGGTGCTATCCAATTCCATAAGGAAGTACTAAAGACAGTATCAGGTTGGACACAATTTGTTCTTGACAACAGCTCTATTGGTGTTATTCAAAAGACTCAATCTAAGTTGCATCAAAACTCATTGAGTGCTGGTTTCCAATTTGTTGAGTATAAGGCTCCTAATGGCGTTAGAGTCAAGATTGATGTAGACCCATTCTATGATGACCCAGTAAGAAACAAGATACTCCACCCAAATGGAGGTGTTGCCTTCTCTTACAGATATGATATTATGTACATTGGTACTATGGACCAACCTAATATCTTTAAGTGTAAGATTAAGGGTGACAATGAATACAGAGGTTATCAGTGGGGATTGAGAAACCCATTCACAGGTCAAAAGGGTAATCCTTACATGTCATTTGATGAGGATTCTGCTGTAATTCACAGAATGGCTACTCTTGGTATCTGTGTTCTTGACCCAACAAGAACTATGTCACTAATCCCTGCAATCCTACAGGGTTAATGATAAAAAAGGAAAGTAGGATAAACTCCTGCTTTCCTTATTTTATTTAATATAATTAAGGAGAAGATATGGCAGAAAAGAAAATGGAAGAGAAGGTGGATTATACTGTACCTGACTTTGATATAGACAATACAGAGACTCCACTCCAGGAAGTACCAAAAGAAGAGGCTACTGTAAAAAGCCCTAAGAAAACACAAAAGAAAGTAGAAGTATCTGATGATGCCTTAGTTAGTTGTCTGAAAAATGAGAGAATTATTGTAAGACATGTACCTAAGCTGACAGGTATGTGGGGTAATAACCCTAAGCATGTATTGTCAGGAGGTATGGCAGAAGGTGCAATTAGAACATTTGTAGTACCAAGATTATCTTCAGGCATGTTCATTAATGTCCTTACAGACAAGGAAAAGGCATTTCTTGAGGAAATGATGGGTCTTGAATATAATGCACTAAGTATCTATAAGAAGGTAGATAACTTCTGGGATGATTCTAATGAGAATGGTATCAATAAGGTAAGATTGACAAAGCAGGATAACTACTTCAATCTATCTGACCCAGAGGACTACATCAGATATAAGATACTATTAGCCAACAAGGATTATATTGCTCCTTCACTGCAAGCATTGCAAGATACTCCTAAGGCTACTTACCAGTTTGTTATCATTTCTGAGGGTGAAGAGACTAAGGTTGCCAAGAACAACATGAGCACTACAATGATGTGCTATAAAGAGTTTGGTAAGATTGAGAATGACGTTGATACATTAAGAGTTATTGTTGAGACCATTGATGGTAGACCTACATCACAGACTGCTAAACTTGAGTTCTTACAAACTAAGGTTAATAGCTTAATACAGGCTGATAGCAAGATATTCTTGAAGGTTATTACTGACCCAATGCTTTCTACAAAAGTTCTTATCAGGAGAGCTATAGAGGCAGGTCTAATCTCTAATAGGGGTAATTACCTATATTTGAGAAAGGATAATACTCCACTTTGTGAGGCTAATGAAGAGCCTACATTAAATGTAGCAGCTAAATACTTAAACTCTCCTAAGCATCAAGAAGTTAAATTTGCTTTGGAAGCTAAGCTGAAGTAAGAAAAGAGTATGACAACACAGGAATTTTCTAATGAATTTGAGGTTCTGTATAACAATATAATGAGCAATCAGGCTCCAGGTCTTGATGAGTATGAGAAAAGTGTATTCTTAACTAAAGCTCAAGAGGAGTTAGTCAGAGATTACTTTAATAGTAGGAATGTAAAGAATGCTCAAGGATTTGATGATAGTCAAAAAAGACAATATGACTTTAGTACATTGTTAAGTGGTGCAGAACTGTATGATTGTGCAGATAATATAAGGGCATTAGCTGCATCTAAATTGATTACATTTAATCCTATTTTTGATAATAGGTCAAGAGTGTATCTTGCTCCATCAGATTTATTCTTAGCGATAAATGAGAGTATTGAAGATTCTGCAAAAAGAAGATATTCTGTATTACCTATATCTTATGATGAATATAATAGGCTTATGTCAAAGCCCTTTCCATTAAAAAGACAAGCATGGAGAATTATCTCTGATAGAATCCCATTTTTAGCAGGATGGGGTGGAAAACTGACTGATTCTGGAATATTTCTTTTTAAGAGTAAGTACTTCAAAGTTATTGAAATTAGAATTAGAATCTCTAATTCTAATTTAATAAGTAAACCCAGTATAGTTGAAGATGATAATGGCGTAAGGATATTCATGAGTTTACCTATTAATTTAGTAAATTATTGGAGTACTTATTTAGTGGACAATGATGCTTTAAAATATGCAGGATTAGATAAATATCTTTATCCTGTTGAAGGTGAGACAGGAAATTTTCCTACAAAGAGTCCTACAGATACACCCTCATTTACTATAAATATTGCTCCTGCTACTATGGAATCTGGTGCAGCTGTACACACCTCTGCATTTGAAATTATAGGCAGATTTACTGGTGATATAACATATAGAATGAGGTATATTAAAACCCCTAAGCCTATTATACTTGTAAATCTTTCTGATATTCAAGAGGGCTTATCTATTAATGGGTATAATACTGTTACTGAATGTGAACTCCCTCCCAATACTCACCAAGAAATATTACAAAGAGCAGTAGAATTGGCTAAGGCTAGTTATCAAGGAGACCTATCTTCTGTTATACAGACAGGTAATGTTAGTGGTACTGATATAGGATATGTAAATAACCAAAGATAATGACAACTGAAGAATTTTCTAATGAGTTTGACACCTTACTGAATAGCTATTCTACCATAGAGGCATTTGGAAAGACACCTAGCACTGTTGAACTTGATGAATATGAGAAGTCTGTATTTCTCACTAAAGCTCAAGAAGAGATAGTGATAGATATGTATAATGGTAAGAATCCATTTGGAGACTCATTTGAGAAGACTGAGGAAATCAGAAGATACTTGAGTACCCTAATAAAGACTTACACAACTACTGACAAGAAAGTAGGATATACAGGACTGTCCAAATCCTCAGTATTCTTTGAATTACCTAAAGATGACTTATGGTTTATAACCTATGAATCAGTTAATTTGAAAGATGATGGATTAGGATGTATGAGTGGTGAAGACATCTCTGTAATACCAATTACTCAAGATGAGTACCATAGAATAAGGAAAAATCCTTTCAGAGGTACTAATGAAAGAAGGGCTTTAAGACTTGATTTGAGTGATAAGGTAGTAGAGATAGTATCAAAATATAATGTGGAGAGTTATCTTATCAGATACCTTTCAAGACCTGCTCCCATTATATTAACTGATTTGACAGAAAACCTGTCAATCAATGGCATAAGTGTAAAAACAGAATGTGAATTGAACCCTGTAATACATAGAGCTATACTTGAGAGAGCAGTAAAACTTGCCATCATAAGTAGGGTTCCAAATGCAGGAAAAGAATAAATTTGTAAACTAAATAATTATAATTATGAGTGTTTTTTCAACAAACCAAGTAAGACAGCTTTATGTGGCAAAGGTACTGAAGACTCCTCGTGTACTTGCATCAGATACTGCTGGCTCTATTGCAGTAAAGAATGATACTGCAAAGAATCACCTGTATTTTGAATACAAGGGTGCTGACAACTTGATGAGAAGTGACCTGATTGACGTCAAGAATATCCTTTATGCTAAGGCTACTGATGCTGATGATATGGCACATGAGTTGAAGGCAGTTACAGTAACTCTTGATAGTGAAGTAAATGCAGCTCCTGTAGCTGGACAGGATTATATCCTAAGAATTGCATTCAAGCAGTATGTAGGTATGTCTGATGAAGACCAGTACTTCAAGTATGGTATGGTACATGCTTATGCAGGCATGACAGCTTCAGACTTCTACAAGAAGTTAGCTCTATCACTGGCTAAGAACTTTAGTAGAGAGGTAGTTCCTCTTGTTAAATTTATCTTGACAGATTCAAGTGATGAGGCAGTTCCTGTTGATGCTACTACAAAGGAAAGCTCTTTAACTGGAACTTACAAGGCACTTGTTATTGATGAGGTTGAGCAGCCTTGGAGACTTGGTATCATGGAGCAAACTCCTGTATATTTTGAAGTACAGCCTGTCCCAGTTACTGTAAATGGTGATGAGAGAATTTGGGGTAAAGTAGAAGAAACTGACCCTGCTGGCACCATTGCTAATGGCAAGAAGATTGCAGACCTTGAGTATTTCTGCATGGGTGAGAGAGGAGACATGTATAGAGGTATTGGTTATCCTAACAATATTCCTACTACTTATCTTGTAGACCCAACTGTTAAGTATAATGTGATTGATATACACTATGCTTATGTAGGTAGCAATGAGTCAGTTCAGAAGTCTGAAAAGACAATTACTCTTGTAGTACCAAAGGTAGGAGCAACTAACTCAGTAAGTAATAAGCTAGCTAATGATATTATTAAGGCAATTAATACTGCTACAGGTTTGTCTATAGCTACTCTTAGTGTGGCAGGATAAAATAAACTAATAAGGGAGGCTATTAAGTCTCCCTTTCTTTTTATGTAAGCATTTGATTATGGTAACATTTCAAGAGTTAAGAATAACCCCTGATGGGCAAAAGCTGATTATAGATGTATCTGTCAAGGACTTAGAGTATTACACAAATGTATATCTTGATACTGTACAGATAGATACTCAAGATACCTTTGTTGAGTCTGGTCCAAGTAGTAAAGTTGTATATACAGAAGCTATAGGAGGAAATACTAAGTCAGTCAGATTAGAACTGGGAACAGGACACCTATTACCAACTCTTAATGACAATCTTTTCTTTGTGTATGTTAGAACTAAGGGCACACCTTCTGCATATACTCCTTGTGGGATGGATAATATTACTACATTGGGAGTTGTATCTAACCTTTATCCTCTGTACCAACATGCCTTTAGTTACATTAAAGAATTGAGTGATACTTGTTCTATTCCTAAGAACTTCATCAACTATATACTTCAATATAAAGCATTTGAACTTGCTATAAAGACAGGTCATTATACTGAGGCAATAAAGTATTGGAAGAGATTCTTTATGGGAATTAAAGACTCAGTGATAACCCCTAATTGTGGATGCTATGGACAAGGTACTTAATGAATCACTTACAAGATATTTCAATGTCCTATCAAAGTTAGGATATATGAGTTATTCAGAGGTAGATAAACTATTGGTGCTAATATTCATATATGATTTGCTTGAGAGTGATTGTAAGTCCTTTATAACAGAAGAAGAGTATAGAATTTTAGATAATGCCCTATACTGTTTATATGGTTCTACTTGCTTAATACCTTATCCAAAGTATATAGCAAGCACTTCAATCTCCTGTACAGGCAAGTCAGTATAATTATTACATTAATACTTCTGACATAAAAATAGTAAAATCCTTGTGTAACTGATAATAATTACTTATCTTTGCACAAGGATTTTTAGTTATAGTAAATAATGATGTTATGAGCACATATAAAGAATTAACCTATATGGTACTTGATGAGTTGAAACTGTACTCAGATG